GGCAAGGTAGTGCTCTACCAACTGAGCTACACCCGCATTATATGGTGGGCGGTGAGAGTTTCGAACTCCCGACCCTCTCGGTGTAAACGAGACGCTCTACCACTGAGCTAACCACCCGTAATCTTTATGGGGAGTTGTAAGCTTACAACTCCACTGAATGGTAGACGCTGCGGGATTCGAACCCACGACCAATAGATTAAAAGTCTACTGCTCTACCTACTGAGCTAAGCGTCCATACTTGGCTGGGGTACATGGACTCGAACCACGATACCTGGAATCAAAATCCAGTGTCCTACCATTAGACGATACCCCAATTGGTGGAACCAATCGGACTCGAACCGACCACCTCCTGCGTGCAAAGCAGGCGCTCTCCCAGATGAGCTATGGCCCCTTAAATCTTAACAGCGATAATATTATCTTCGTTAATCATCGCGACGTCTTCCTTATCATCACACTTTACAATTTGCGCAGTTGACCAGGCAGGATAAACTTCATCACCCTTCTTTACTTCAGTACAGTCAGGTCCTACAGCAAGAACTCGTGCAGTAGCATGATGTCCTAAAGCATCTGCGTCGATGATGAGACCGGCTTTACTTTTATAATCAAATCCAATTTGCTGAATAAGAACCATCTTCTTCATCGGTCTGATGTTAGAGCTTTTCATATACTATGTCCTCTTTTAATTATTAAATCAACTGGATCCGCTTTGGCTTTATTTCAAGTAAAGTTTTTTATATGCTGAAAGGATCCTAAACTTGGTCCGAGTGGAGAGGTTCGAACTCCCGACCCTCTGGTCCCAAACCAGATGCGCTACCAGGCTGCGCTACACTCGGTTATATTTAACATGTCTGGCTGCCAAGGTAGGGATCGAACCTACGACCAAGAGATTAACAGTCTCCTGCACTACCGCTGTGCTACTTGGCAATAAACTTGGTGCCCCAGAGGAGACTCGAACTCCTAAAATTTGGCTTCTAAGACCAACACGTATACCAATTCCGTCACCGGGGCAAATCTGGCGGTCCTAGGGGGTAACGATCCCCACTCTTCTGGCGTGACAAGCCAGCGTGCGTCCATGAACACTTTAAGACCAAGTCTCTAGTTTGTTGATTATAGTTCTGTTGAATAAAAAAATCAACTACTTTCTGGTTGCGGAGGTAGGATTCGCACCTACGATCTCTGGCATATGAAACCAGCGGGGACGGCTGCTCCCCTACTCCGCGATAGACTTGGTAGCCATGGACAGTTTCGAAATGTCGACCTATCGCTTATCAAGCGATTGCTCTTCCTCTGAGCTACACGGCTAATGGCGGAAGCGGTGAGATTCGAACTCACGGACCCTTTCGGGTCGTCGGTTTTCAAGACCGGTGCAATAAACCATACTCTGCCACACTTCCATTAAACAACAGGTTAGTTTTTTGCGTTTTTCAATTACAAGTTGAATGCATTTATGATTGCTGTAACTAACCTAAACTCTTCTAACCATATTTAATTTGGTGGGTAAGGAGGGATTCGAACCCCCAACGCTCTAAGAGAACGGATTTACAGTCCGGCGCGACCAACCATATTCGCCTCTTACCCATATTCTTTACTACCATTTATTATATGCTATCCAAGAACATATTTTTGAGTCGGTTGCAGCCGTCATTAGCCTTTGTTAGGGTTATATTAGACTTCTAAGAAGGCCCTTTGATGTCGTGTAGTCTATGCGTCCATAGACGTTACCCCCGATAGCATATAATAAATGGAAGACCGTAGGAGAGTCGAACTCCTCTTATCGGGATGAAAACCCGGTGTCCTAACCGATAGACGAACGGTCCAAAATGGTGCTGAATGTCGGATTCGAACTGACGACCTACCGCTTACAAGGCGGTTGCTCTACCAACTGAGCTAATCCAGCAAATAATAAATTCTAAATTGTCAAAGAGCGATTGGCTTTCGCCAATTAAAAACCCCGGTAACTTTTGGTCTACCGGGGTCGTTTAAGTTAAGAGTACAGATCTGCGTCCTAGCTTAAACGACCCCCAAAATATTCTGGTGATAGAATACCGGCCCAATCACTTGCGTGATTAGGATTTACTGTTGTTGTAAATTGTACCGAATGTTTTAACATTTTTGTATTCTATATTACCTTGAAAATTAAGTCAACTGTTTTTTGGAGCGGACAGCGAGAATCGAACTCAACTCTGTGCAGCTTGGAAGGCTGACGACACACCTTGTGCTTGCCCGCATTCCTTGTATTATATAGCTCTTTTTAAATTAAAATCCACTGTTTTTCAAAAAAGTTGTAACTTATTGATTTTATTGATCTTTTTTGCTCTTTATAATGATACCCGCGGGTTGGCATTAGCAGTACGTGTTCTCAGCTCAGAAGATGAGAACCTGTGATCTCGTTTGTTGAAGTATAAGTCAATACCTCTATAATGACAAATGTCTTTCCCTGTAAAATTTCTATCCTCATACTCAACACCCAGGAAGCGAATGTTGATAGGAAGAATAGTTAGTAGGTCTTCTAGATCCTTCTCTGTATTGTATACAATGATATCATCTACATAACGACACGCAGTAAGCTGAATGTATCTCTCTACAATCGATTGCACTGGTTTATTCTTCTCTGGTCTATCCATAGTAGGATCATTTTGAAGACCTACAATCAGATATTCACAATTAGCCTTGGCTTCTTCTAGCATAAGAATATGACCGGCATGTAGTAGATCAAACGCCGAGCATGTGAAACCAATCTTACCTCTAACACTTTTCTCATTAACATACATATTAAACTCTCTTTGTTGTTCCGTATTTTTGTAGCCAATCGAACGTATCATTCCAATCTTGTACAGGAACGATTACATGTTCACCGTTATATTCTTTTTTAATAGCATCAGCAAGCGGGCGATCATTACCATTTGATCTCATCTTATCTCCAAAGAAGTGCAACGTTACATACTGTGAGTTCTCTTTGAAGTAGTCTAAGACTTGCGCTTTATCCTTTCCTTTAGGAAAAATATCAATACCTGTCTCTCCTGCTACGGAAGCAACTAGATCAGGAAAATTCTTATTAATAGTCTGTGCAAAATAAAGTCTCTCACGCTCCCTCTTATCAAAGGCAATGTATGCGCTTCTTTGAGCAGGAGTACATCCTCGACCTACAACTGAGAAGTTAACCATACCAGGTCTTAATTCAATAAATCTATCTGAACGATCTAGAAACTTTGACTCTCTCAAAAATGCAGTGAGAGTGTTTTGAAGCTGTTGTGATGGTCTCCAAGAGGTGGTGTATATCTCTTTACCATTCTTCCAGATAGAATTACCTGAGCAATTAAAAGACGCATCAACCTCTGTAAGGATCTGACTACCTACTTGCTCTTTTGTTTTAGCGTAGTCGCTTCCAGTAACCAAATACACTTCATTATCATATTGCTTAATCCATTGCAGGAACCACTTCTTGAATTGTGCGTTCATTGGCTGGCGACTATCAGTAAGCGTTCCATCAACATCAAAGATATAGATATCTTTAAGTGGTCTGATAGCTTTTATTTTTACTAGTTTGTTGTATTGCTTTTTTGTCAGCTTCATGATTATCCTTTGGTACCTCGGGTGGGATTCGAACCCACGACCTGCCGCTTATCTGGCGCTGACGGGGTATAAATCCGCTGCTCTACCGCTGAGCTACCGAGGTATTGTTACGCCTGTGTCGACATGTTTAAAAACTTTCTAATATCACCTGCAGATAGATTACCTATCTGACGAGATAGTTCCTTACCATTGTCTTCTAGGATCATGGTAGGAACGCTTCGTATATTATATAGACGAGCCCTGTCGATATCTTCGTCAATATTTACCTCTTCAATCTCTACAGACAACTCATCCTTCATACTTTCCAATGTCTTGGAAAGTACTTTGCAAGGGCCGCACCATTCAGCGTAAAATTTAATTATCTTCATCGGTAGTCCTTTTTGTCGCTGAACTGTTCGTTGTCGCGGAAGCCTGCGGTGTAGGCCGTGATTTCTTCAGCGGTCATGCACTCCATAGGAATGCGAGGGCTGGTCATAGTGTCACCTGCATACATATGCGGGTTGAAGGGTCGATTGTAGTAGGAGTCAGCCGATCCACGATCGTAGGCACCTCCGTGTCGTTCATCGTAACCCGCCTTATTCATTTGCATCAGCATCTTTGTTTCTTTCTGTGTCTATGTCTGTACTTTGTGTAATAGTAAAATGGCCTGCCCGGAGGGACTCGAACCCCCAACAGTCTGCTTAGAAGGCAGATGCACTATCCAGTTGTACTACGGGCAGTTAAATTTACTTTGTAATTATAGGAAATCATTTAAATAAAATCCACTACTTTTTTTGTATATGCTTTCTATGTACTCGACACATAATCCAGTCATTATAATATTCATCGGGTCTCATAAGAACTTCTCTATCGAATTGTTCCTTAGCTTCGAGGTAAGAGCATTCACCCTTATTCTTACATAAGTGAATGATCTCACGGGTGAAGTGTTGGTTTCCCTGAGCAAGTATATCTTGTTGTAGTTCTTTTGATGATCCCCAATATTCAATCCAGTCGGAAGGCACTAGGTACCTTTTCTTTTTACCTTTCACCTGTTTGGTCTTCTTAAACCAAAA